ACATAGATTGAATTAATTGTGGTGAGATACTTACGAGTAGGATGTTGCTTTAATGCTTCACTCGGAAGTGGATCAAGCAATTCTTGTTTTATTTTATCGTTTTTGTTTAACTTTGTCATATAGTTTTTCCTTCTTTATTTAACTATTGGTTAAGAGAGCCTTGCCCCATGCTTGGCTCTTTTTTTTAATTTTAATGAATAGCAAGGGGGAAAATAAGGAATCCCCCTTACAATGCAAAGTAAGTACATTAGTGCTATTCAAGGTCTTTCAACTTGTCCATACGTTTGAATTTATCTAAGATTATTTTAATCTTCTTTAAATTATTAGGTGATGGTTCTTGATGACCTTTAACCCATCGGGTTACTTGGTTCTTATCAACACCTAACATTTCTGCAAACCATGTTTGCTTAATCCCATATTTCTTTAATCGTTTACCAATTTGAAATTTCATATTTCCCTTTTGTCTAACAGATTTAATTTCGTAAACCTTTAGTATTCAATGCAAGTTTATTTTTATAAATTTTTTAAAAGAGAAAAAAAATGCCCCACAAAAGCAGGGCATCCTTCCACAGGAATAGAAGTCCGTTACCAAACTTCTACTATATTTAAGACTTTACCAAGTTTCCACGATGGAAAGCGAAATATCATAAACATTGTTAGCCACTTGGTTCATTGTGACAGAATTAGCGTTTACACGACAGATTGCATATTCCTCGACATCTTTATTAGGTTGGAATATAAAAGGCAGTCCTAAGTTAATTGAGGGCATTACTTTTGATAAAAAATCATCTTTAATACTAAATGAATCAGTAGAAGTTCTTTCAAAGATTCCACGATTATCATTATCTACATCCCATTCATTATAATATTGTGGCATTAATGGACTTGAACTATGGTCATCACTTAAATAGCTAAACTTTAAATTCCAACTTCTACGAGCAGGATATACTATATCATTAGGACTTTTCTTCCATTGTGGATAATTACCCCATTTAGGTGGTTGATTCCAGCCAACATTACTAAGCGTAACACCTGATTTTGTGGTTTGAGTTTTTAAAGATTCATTACCAAAGGTTTGTGTTAATTCCAAATCGCTTGAATGTTGCATCTCAAACGACCAGCCTGCAGAAATATCTCCAATATTAAAAGTTTGTGACGTTTCACCTGTAAAAGATAATACGAATCTTTGTAAATCCAACGATGTACCTTGTGTGAAACTATCTAATTTATTCCATCCATTATTACTTAAATCAATAAGTCCTGTATGGGAATGGGTGAACCAATTACCATCTATTTTCTTTGTTTCGGATTTCGCTGTAACACCTATATCGTCATCATGGAATTGATGACCTAAAATAAAACAATGGGTTAAAGAGTTGAGGAAATATCTATTTTTAAAATCAATATATATATATTTAATGTTGCTTTCAGCAGAAAATACAAAGTTTTTTGTTTTTGTGGGATTTAAATAAAATAATCCATCGGAATTTTCTGTTTCAATAAATCCTAATTGCCGAGCCAATAATACGGCATCTATGTAAAATTTTGGCGTTCCCGTTCTATTATACATTAATATCTCCCTCTTGGTAGTTGTTTAAGGGTCTTATTTTTTTGACCTTTAAGGGTCTTTTTTCGAGGAACACGACCAAATTTATAATTTCCCTTATAATTTTCAGGTTTTCCTGCTGTATCCCAATCTGAATCAATCATATTCCAATAATCAACACCAAATACTTCAACGGGAACATTTTTATCGTTCACTTTTGCTGAAATAATGCGAAATTCACCAATATAAGTAAACAATTCTTCATTAATTTTTCCATTATTCATTACCCCAATATGAACCTGATTGTTTCCATGAACAAGTAAAGACCTTGCACCATAGTTATTAAATAAAACTCTATCACCGTCTAAAAATGCTCCAAAATGTAAATGATTATGTGCAATAGAAATGCCACCTCTATATTTTATAACAATAGATTTAACACCTTCTGTTGAACTTAAAGAACATTGTCCTTTTCCGTATATTATCTTCATCCGTATAATATCTGCTGAATTATATTTATAACATCTGTAATATCTACAACTCCATTAGCATCAATATCTGCCAACGTAAATTGTTCTTCTGTTAATTCACCCTGTCCAAGTATGTAATAAATAATCTCTACAATATTAGCAACATCATAAATATTTTCTTCATCTAATTCACCCCAACTAAAAGACCTTTCAGTAATAGTAGTAGGCTGTGGAAACCCGAAAGTAGGATTAAATAAATAATTTCCATTGTATGTATATGTAGAACGAGCTGTTACTAACAAACTCAATGGAATATTTTGAGGGATGTTAGTATCATTTAAATAAATAATTTGAGAATAACTATTTTGTCCTGTTGCTGCAATAGGCTCTGCTGAATAAAATTGTGTATAATTATTATCAATGATACCATATATCACGAATAAATACTCACCAGCAGTTGTGATTCCTAATTCATCATAAGTTTCTATTAAATTGGGTGATTTATTCCATGATACCGTTAAGACAGGCTCAGTAACCTCGATAATAGGTCTAATTAGAAAATTATCAATCTCAAAAATTTCTCCATAATTAGCATTTGATAATGCCATTAACATAGTGTTACCACCTAAACCAATAAAATCATGTTCATAAGTTTGCCATGATGAAGTTATGGAGAAATAAGGAGACATGTTTCCAAAACCAAAAATACGAAAAGTTGTATAAGAGTCGTGTGAAATTGCTCTTACATCCAATGAAATTCTATAAGTAGTATTTGGCAAAATATCATTTAGCCAAGGATTATTTTCACTCCTTATTTTTATTCCACCATTATTGTATCCTGCTTGTGTACTATTAGGGTCAATTAGTTCTAATCTTAATGTGCCAGAATGTCCATAGACAAGAAACCTTGCTTCATTTGAAGCCTTTAAATTAGAATAGTTTTGACCGTACAATGATGTCGCTGTATACTCTGTACCACCAAATTCAAAATCTATATTTGTACCAAAACTTATAGATTGATTGTAAGCTAAATTATTAAAATCGGTAATTACACCCGATTCCCCCGTTGTTAAATTAGTTATCGTTCCACCTATAAAAAAATTATCAGGATATACCCCATATAATTCATTATATGAAAAAGTATAAGCACCTGACCAACTTTGATTTATTATCACGCCTGTTATAGTGACACCTTCAGCCGTATTATCATCAAAAGTGCTATCATTACTTGTAACAATATTATCACCCAATCCCTCTCCAGATTCTCCCCCTTCTGTTGAAATAACTAAATTTTCTTCAGGAGATGTAATCTCAGGAGATAGCAGTTCTTGTGGATACACACATAAATTATCGTCTGCGTGTGTATAATAAGGACTTGTATTTAAAGCATCAAGGTCTGAACATCCAAAAACAATAGGAATATTAGACCATTCTCCACCCTGCTGAGTACATTCAGATTCAGTAGAGCCATGTTCTGAATTATTATCTATTAAACAATACCCGACAGGTTCTTCTTCTTCTTCTTCTTGAATAGGTTCTCCACATAAATCAAAATTATGGCTAAATGATAAAGAGCTATCATTTATATCATAAAAATTTCCATCAGCATCTGAATACGAATTTTGATAATTTGGCAAGAAACAAATTTGTATTGAAGTTGGCTCTTCAGGTTCTTCTTCTTCTTCAGGGGGGTCAATTATATCTACTACATCAGGACTAAAATAAAATTCATGTAATTGGTATAATTTTACTTCTACTTTATCTAATGACTTTTTAATCTGCTCAACAAACCAAAACTTATAAATATTTTGACCATTACGAACATAAGCATTATCTGATTCATAAGTAGAAGAATAATCCTCACCAAATATTTTACGACCTTGTATTAATTCATCTAAACGAACAATATCACCAAGTTCTAATGTTAAATAATTTAATGGTAATGTTAAGTGGATAATGTTATGTTGATTAGCGTGTAAACCACATAAATACTTAGCTAAGTTTTGTGCAGTTGCTTCATCTCTTATATATTTAGATTCAAAGACAAGTTCTTGGTCAAAATCTGCACCAAAGTAATTCTCATTATTATTTGTTAAATAATCCCCAGTCACTCCACTTATTGCAGGAGTAACATCACCTGTTTCTTTAGTAAAGTCTTTAAGACCATAATCATAATGATATTTAACATTTACACGATTATAAACTTTTTCAATCTTAGTACGGTCATACTTATATTTAATAACATCATTTACATCAATAGAGATTGAATCACCATAAGTATAGGTTTTTTTTATACTCTTAACCCTAAACTGACCATCTTTAAAATACGGATATAATGGTGTGCTTTGGCTAAGTTCTTCTATTAACTTCTTAGAATTTATTTTTTTATCTATTGTAAAGGCATATTTTCCAAGTTCTATATCACCAAGAGGCTCTAATTGTTGCTCAAAATCCAATTCTGAAAGTATTTCGGTGTATATAGATTGAGATGAAGGTGCTTCACCTGCTCTGCCGATGACATGAATAAAATAGTTCTTTTTTAAAGGCTCTTTTATATCAGCAATAAATGTAGTATCAATTTCTCTAATTCTTGCAATTAAATCAGCTTGATATGTTTGAGATGAGGTTAGCGAAGTTGATGGCAACTTTGCAAAAAATATTAATTCAAATTGACTATCATTTGCAAAACAACCTACTGCTGCTGAACTATTATAAAAAGATTGGTCTTTAAAACCTATATCTGTGCCTTGACCCTCCCATGCTCCACCTAAAGAATTTTCTCCTTCAGAAGTTCCTATATCTCCTTCATTAAAAATAAATAAAGATGAATAGTCTAATCCAGTATCAGGATGTTCATGTATATTATCTACAAAGTCACTTATGTTGTTTTCACTACCTTCATTATCTCCACCTGCAATAACTATGTTGGTATTATAATAATTTGTTTCAAAGAAAGTGCTATTAAATCCAGATTCAGGGTCTGTTTCTTCTGATAAATGAGGAAAAGGTTTCGGTAGCCTAATTCTGTTTAATGCAACTTCAGGTATATCATTCCTATCTGTGTCAGATGCTAATATTAATGGTATTACCATCTTGTAATATTTAAATAACTCAAGAGTTGATGGGTTAAAATCTCCATCTATGATACCACCTGACCCATCCGAAGCTACTCCATAATGGTCTTGCACTAATACATAAGTATTAAAATTATTGTCAATAGTTTCTTCTGCATTACCACTACCTGCTATTAAATTATTTTGGTTTATCATTCCAACAGGAAGATGCTCTCTTGTTAAACTTGGATTTTCTGATTTAGAAAACCTTCTTACTTGCAAATTGTTTAAAGCAGAAAGCTTTGTGTTTAATAAATTAACATAACCATTAGAAGAATCGTCAGAACTCCATTGAATCTCATTTAAAACATAACTAAAACCTTCTTTTGGTAATACTTTCTCTATGTTTTTTAAAACATTACTATATGATGAATCACCATCAAAAATATATAAAGATTCTTTAATTTTATCTGTAAATATATCATCTAATTCTATTCCTGCTAACTCTGTAGAATCAGGTGTATCAAATATAATTTTTTTACTTTTTAGTACACATGGACTTCTATCTACCTCTCCAAAAACCATTGGTATTGGTTTATTTCTATATTTTTCTAATATAGATTCATCATCCCCTAATTCTTGTAAAGGAATTTCAGTTTGCAATTTATCCTGTGATAAATCCTCACAATTTAAAGTAACTTTATCTTCATCTTGAGAAAATGAACGAACAATATAAGTACCAGCTTTGTAACAATCATCTAAAGTTGAACAAGATTGTGAAGCATAGTAAATATTCACTTCTTTATTCATTAAAGTATTTAGATTATCAGAGAAACGCTCACCATCTTCCAAATAATCGCTTATACTTAGGCTTACAGACGATATTTTATACTTTCTTTGTTCTATATCCAATGATTCAGAAATCGAGGGGATATTGAGTAATATAGGTTTATAATATTTACCATCAAAAGTAATCTTCTGAGTAGAAATGCGATGATGCATTGTATCTCCATAAGATTCCCACGTACCATCTAATCCTGAATTACTTATTTGTTCTAAACACTCAAGCTGTGTTTTGTTTTCCCAAACACCATCACCTAATTCCTCAATATAACAAGTACCGAGTTCAACAGAACCATCACCAATCGTAACTAATACAAAATTAGATAAATGTTTACTCTTTATATCATCATGAAATGCCAAAGTCTGCACCTCGTCTTACTGCTTCACGCATTAAATCTGCAAAATCATTCTCTACAAAATCAGAGTTTACAATAGGATTATTTATAACGATTGTAGAAC